GTAGCATAACACCTATGGAAGTATGGTACCTGGTAGCCAACCAGAGATCATCCTCTCATACCGTTCTAAAGTAGTTTGGCGTGATAAACCAAACTCTTTAGGAGGTAATCTTGGTAGGAGACCAAGAGCCTCAGGCAGATCAGAAATCATCTCAGAAAGATGTTTCCATCTTTCTACCATCTCTCGAAAGATGGTATTCTGAAATGTCTTCACAACCTTCTCGTCGAAGGAGCTAATGATTTCTTGTATCCTTGAAAAATCAGGGGTACAATCTTCATTAGAAGTAAGTCCATACAAATGTGTATGTACTTGCTTAGTTAGGTCCACAAGGGAACCTATTACTCTTCCCTCAGGCATAAGTGTTAAAGTTCTGTAAAACATGTCAGCCAGATTAGAACCTGGATATGACATATTTAAGCCCAAAGGCTCAAACAAGTGTTTTACAGTATCAAAAACAACTTTTTGCCTTCGAGTAAGAAGGGTGCGTGATCTTGTACCCAAATTCTTAGATAAATCTAGGAAATTGTCATCAGACATTTTCCTCCACTTGTATTGAGGGAAAACCTCGTTACTAGTGATTATTTTCCCAGCAAACTCAGAGAGCTTACTGGATGATAAAGATTTATCAACAGAATAGGGACATCCAAGTTCTTCTAAGGCCTTAATATATCTCTGGTAAAGGATATCAGAGAGTATGACTACATCATCACCAACAACAAAAAAGTTATTGGCATGTTTGTAGTTATTAAGACCAAATAAAAGGAGACCATGGGTCAATGTAAAAGAGGCAAAACTTGGATATAATCCAAGAGGTTGTCCCTTTGTCCACTTTAAATCTCCAATAATGGATTTCCAAGTAGACCGAGAAATATCCCTAAAAAGGTTTAAATCTCGTACATTTCCAAAAATTTCCTTTAATGCTTCCAATTGAATCCCTAATGGGAAATAATCGGTTGCAGAAGACAAGTCCACAGAATGAACAACATTATCACTTCTGAGGGCTTCTTGGATGTAAGGTATGGCTTTTGATTGATCAAAGGTACAATCCCAAGGTATCTTTTTAACAATGTTAAAAAGAGACTTACCCAAAGGATTCAAAGCCATCTGATGAATTCGGTAGGGAGAGGCAATACTACGCAACTTCCCACCAGGTTCTTGGAGAAAATGAATCTCACCACCAACCATCTTCGGATCGCTATAAGAAATCCAAGAGGGTCCCACTGTCACCTTTAAACCATCAAGCACTGGAAAATATAGATTCGAGTGCTCAAGAAAAAAAGAGTGACCAGAGGGTGGGTTGAACAACTTAAGATCTGAAAAAGGATCCTTACTTTGTTCAATGGTCCGAGAAGAATTAGGCACAGGTGCCTTCTTCTTCTGGGATCCCCGATAGGTGACAAGCCTAACAGGTGTATCTCTGTCAATCAACTGATGGCCTACAGAAATTCTAGCAGCCTTTTTCACAAGGTGTATAATGTACTGAGGAATGTCATCTTCAGGAGCATTAATAGCCTTGAGAAACTTTTCCTTTTGAGACTCAACAAGAGAATCAAAAGTAAAGTAGGTATAGCAATTAAGAGCCTGAACAGCACGAAAAAACTGTTTTGGACCCTTATCGCCATACCTAAAGATGCTACCGAAGACACCTCCAACATCACCAATTGAATTCTTACGAATCCAAGTAAGTGGTGTTAGATTAGATCTTCGTCGGAGGAGATCAACCTTAAGAGATTTACACCTCTTAATAGTCCATTCAACTCCGGAATTCTGGACCCATTTGCTTATCTCGTTGGTTAAACCGACAGATAAACTAGTGGGAAGACCAATTCCATAGAGGCGATGCCGAATTCCACCCACTTGGCGTTCCCCAAATCTGGGTAACATAAGGGTATTCCTTTCTATAAAGGAGTGCCTTCCAAGAGGGAGGGAGACGTTCCCTCCACGCAGAATTAGGTAACCATCCACAGGGATTAACTAATCATTAGGGTCATGATCAAGTTCAGGATACTCATCCATAGGGGTCGGAAGATCATCTTCTTCCACAAACGAGTAATAAAGTTGGGCATCACCTTTAAGCTTTTGCATCACATCAATCGCAATTTCATCCGATTGGCGGATCAACAAGGGCTTATGGTGCTTAATAGCACTCAATCGCTCGTGTATCAGCGCTTCAAGGATTAAGCATGCTTTATGCTTGACTCTTGCTTCTTGGATTCGCTCTGCTTTAAGCATCGTTTCCAGGAGTACTGAGACCTCCATAACCATTTCCATTGGACGCATCTTCTG